CATCTTTCGGACGATACGGCCCCTGATAATGTTCCGCGAACAGAATGCGTTCTGTGGCCGGAAAATACGCCCGCAGGCTTTCCTTGTTGCATCCGTTCCAGCGTCCGGACGGCTTCGCCCAGATAATATGGTTCAGCACACTGAAGCGTTCACGCATCATGATTTCGATATCAGATGCCAGGCGATGACCACAGAACAGGTAAAGACTTCCGGCAGGTTTCAGCACCCGCCAGAACTGCGCCAGACACTGGTCCAGCCACTTCAGGTAATCATCGTCGCCCTTCCACTGGTTATCCCAGCCCTCGGGCTTCACTTTAAAGTATGGCGGGTCTGTGACTATCAGATCGACAGAGTTTTCCGGTAAGGTCTGGATAAATTCCAGGCAATCAGCGTTGATTAACTCACAACTGGATATTTTTACAGTATTAGCCATAGATCAATAAGCACTTCTCTGATAGGCTCATACCGCTTTTGCGCAAAGCAGATGGGCCTGAGGTTTGCTTGTGACCCCAACGCATGAGCAGATGGCTGGCAGGTGCCGCTAACACCCACCAGCCACCCATTACCACAAATAAAAAAGCCTTCACTGAGGAAGGCGTCTGTAACAACCGAACTGATAATCTGCCAGACCCGCCATAACAAGCTGGGTCAGTATTAACTGGCAGCGTTCGCGTGAAAGATAAGTGTTCTGCGCAATTTCCTCGACGGTCGCCGGTTCGGTGACGCTTAATTCATTAAACACCACTCTGGCGGTTTCGGTCATATCCTGCTGTTTTAGCATGCCTTTTTCCCTTTTCCGGTTAACGTGACACACCAATAACTCTTGTCGAAAAAGCCAGCAAGCTGAAAGAACGGTATTAATAACCACCAGCGAATTTATTGCGCTGCTGTATATTACGGACACAAAAAAACCACCTTCCGGTGGCTTCCTTGTGCGAAAAAACTTGCATTTCGCCTCGCGATACAGCTTTGCGAAGCTTATACGGATTGAAGCAGTTTATTGATCAGTTTGCAACATTTTTCTCTGTAACAAAAGCCATGCGCATGGGGGCATATAACATAAATTCAGATACCCCCAACCATTGATCAATTCGGCGTCTGCACGTAACCAACGACCAATCAGGATGATCTGCATTTAACCTTTCGGCCATTTTCAGTTTGCTCATTCCCCGTCCTTCGTACCTTTGCCGGAGAACATTGATTAGCCCGGGATATTCCCCAAGCACCTCACTGATAACGCGATCAATAATCAACGCCTCTGTGTCTGTACAATGTGACAACCAGCTCTTCTGCTTTCCTCTTGTCATATCCCGAAAAAATGCCTCAAGTTCCGGTTTTTCCAGCCCGGATTTCTTCATTCTGCGTAAAACCTCATTAACTGCTGTTTTCGTCAGCTTTTTCGAAACCAGTAACCGGTTAAACATATTTCCGGATTTACCCCCACCGATATACGACCACCGCCCCCACATCCGTAATTTCCCCTGGATCCAGACTGCTTCCAGCGTGTTCAGGCGTAAATGTTCGCCGCTTTTGCCTGTAATTTCCGGATATATCATATTTACGCTCACTCACTCTCAATTTTGTAAATCTTCACACCCAGCCGTCCACCAGATACTGGCTGACCACGTACAATATTGATTTCATCAAACTGCTCGTCATCAATGAGCACTCCCGCATGCGTCAGCGCATCCAGCGGTGCTTTCAGAATGTTGTCCAGGTCGCGACGACGCTTATCCGGTGGCTCTGCAATCACCTTTATCGCCAGCCTTCCGGACAGGCTTAATTTCAGCCGCTGCTGGCGAACAATAAGCGCCACAGCCCGGCGATAACGCTCACCGGCTTTTGATACAAAATATGTGCTGCCACGACGTCGCCAGTAGGTGTTCACCGTCGGCGGGTAAGGCAAAACAAACTCTATGAGCATCAGTCACCTCTTTTACCCGAGCACGCCAGTCGCAAAGGCGTGATCAAGAAAACGAAAAATTAAATCAACCTGGGAACCATGCTTTTCTTCGAACGCCAGCGGATCCGCATGAAGCTCGTTGTGATGCTCCCGACACAGCGGTAGCGTGAAAATATCGTGGGATTTTGTTCCCATTCCACCCTGACCATGACCAATCAGATGATGAGGATCGTCCGCTGGCTTACCACAACACGCACACGGCTGTGTCTTTACCCAGCGTGTGTATTTCTCATTTACCCAGCGGCGACGTTTAGGTCGTTTCATGAAGGATTCCGGAGACTCCGGATCAACGGCAATGCTGACCACCGTCTTTTCCTGTGGTGGGTTCTGTTGCTGGTGGGTGTGAGGCGGTAGCGCAATATTTTTTGTGCGCTGCTTCAGTATGCTGGTGGCGGTCTGTTCTCCCGGTATGATGTCGCTTTCACGGTATACGGAGCGGATTTTTTCCGCCGGTAATCCCAGAGAACGACGCGCTACTGCCTCAGGTAGTGCATCCACCACCTGATTGCAGGCCGCCCACCAGGATAATTCGGCCAGCGATAACTCCCTCTCCTGCGTACCGCTTATTGCGTGACCGATGACGTCAATCATCCATGCTGACAGGTTTTGATGAGCAAGTTGCTCGAGTGATTCGGATGTCTGGTCACGCAGCTGGTTGTCACAGTGCCAGCACAACACCATCGCGCCGGTACCGTAACGGTGAATGACTGTTTCGCTGTGATGATAATCGCCGTGTGGCCACTGGCAGGATTTCACGTGACGTAATAACCAGTCAGACAGTGCACCTGCACCACCTGCTGCACGAATTACCCGCTCATCGCTGAAAAATGGTAGTAATGTTTTATCCTCAGCCAACGGCTGGCTAACGGCTGCAACGACGCCGGACGGAAGACTGCGCATGTTTTTGGGTTCCGGTTCCACCAATATTCTGCCGTTATGGAATACTGACATTGATTCACGGCCTGGCTTAACGATAACCAGACTGAGTTCCGGTACCAGAACAGGTCGAAGTAATACCCGCACGTTACCTCCAGATGCGTTGCTGATATGTGCGGGACGGACGCGGCGGGCGTTCGGAATAAGGGAGCCTGACGGAAATTATCCAGTGTCGGAAGTCAGGATTGAGGCCTTTCTGAAACTGGTATCCACGTCTGCGGTAATTCTGAATCAGCCACTCGGCCTGTTCTTCAGTGCATTGGTCATGCTGGTACCAGTCATATTTGAATGCGTGAGAGCGCCGTCCGTGTCTGCTGGCAGGGTCGGCATCAGAATTGTGGTGTTTGGTATTGTGCGCCATCGGTTGTCTCTGCTGGCGCAGCAGGTGCCAGTTGTTCAGGCTGGCGTGTGGATTGTAAACCAGAATGCCAGGAAAAAACAAAACCCGCGAAGCGGGTTAGTAAAAATGTACTGAAGTCAATGACGTGCCATCACAGTTAAAATATGACAGACTCTATTTACGTAGAGATGTCAGACTGCAAGATCCAAGGGAAGATCAGAAATATCCTTTAATCTTTTACCATTAACCATCACGGAAAGCATGTCAGCTGCATCGCTGAGCCCCAGTATTTCAACTGCTGATATAAGTTCATAAAGCGCAAAATGATACACGCAATCTATATCACCAGTACCAAGAGCAATAGACGCCAGACGACTTGGAGTAGGCTCAGCAGTAACAACCATTACATGAGGGAGATTTCCCTTACGGTTGCGAATAAGATTTAATGCCTCAGAACGAGCATTCTGGGCCCGGTCGCTTCTTATTGTCCATTTGCAGGAAATACTTGCGTGTAATATTGGTTTCCCACCATTCGAACTCCTGAGAGCTGACATGCGGGTAACAGAATCATCCACCAGTAATTCAGGACTGTTGATAACTTGATCACATTCAGGTTCTCTTTCAACAATAATATCTGGTGAAATCGTATAATCACTCCCCAGTGCAGCAGCTAGCTGAGGATTACTTTTTGCAGCACTATCCAATGCTATAAGATGGGCATATTGTTCATATTTAGCTATCTCTAATCTGTTTCTACCAGAAACCTGATGTACATTCCATTTTCCAGGGCGTAAGTGGCTGAGTTTAAAAAAGGTTTTTTCTATAAACTCTGCGCAGATACTCTCAAACTGATTACCAGATGTTTGCCCTGCAACACGTTCACCAATCGTTTCAGCCTGCAAGAAGCGAGCAATTTCTCTTGCTATAGCTTTACTGTTTTTGTTACTGCTATCTGCGTTACTAACAACTCCGGCAGTATTAATTGTGAGCGTATTCAGTAACAATTGGGCATGAAACTCCTTTCTGGCTTCAGCAAAACCAACTATGCTGTCAACCAAATCTCCATTCATTTCTGGATTTCCTTCAGGCTGCTTGACTATTCTTACTGATGTTATTCTTATACCGTCCCTGCAAAACTCCATACACATATTGTGCGATTTTTGCCGCAAATAGCGGTGGAACAGCATTCCCGATCTGCTTTGCAATCTCAGTTTTTGAACCGGTAAAAATGAAATTATCAGGAAAAGACATTAATCTCGCTGCCTCACGATGAGTTATTGGCCGATCCTCTTCCGGATGTAAATATCGCCCTTTCTCCGGTTTGAAAAACTCAGTACGAATCGTTACTGAAGGTTTGTCCCACCACAGACGTCCAAACAAATCGGTCCCTCCAGATTTCTTTTTTAGCCAGCACGCCGGGGTTATATCAGGTCTTTTTTTCTGTAAATCGAAACGGTTACCTCCTGGTGGAACCGCTTTATATCGCTCCAGAGAAACAGGAGTGGGATTACGCCCAAAATGTAAGTTCAGCGGAGGAAGTTCATTACGAATATCAGTTCCAACAGGAGCAGGTAAGTCACCAATTGCATCACGCGTACAGACCCATTCAGGCAAAGCGACATCCTTATCAGGGGAACGATGCGTTGGTGCTGGCGGGAACGCCGGAATACTATGCACATCGAAGAGTTCTCGTTTGATACCGATTGCTATCGTTCGTTTTCTTGTCTGAGGTACTCCATAGTCAGCAGTATTCAACACCATTGGATTAAGCAGAATAAAGCCCATGGATTTCGCTCTAAACGTAATGTCCGCAAACTCATCGCTTATCAGCAATCCGGGGACATTTTCCATGACGAACATACAAGCCCTTGAACGCTCAATGACATCCATATAAGGCTCCCACAATGCTCTTCGGTGATCACCATAACGATTCTTATTCAATAAACTGAATCCCTGACACGGGGGGCCACCTATGACCACATCAGCCTCAGGAACAGTATTGCTGGATGCCCACTCCTCAATATTTGCCTGAACTCCATGCAAACCAAAATTGGCATTGTAGGTATTTATAGCTGCAGCATTATTATCAATAGCAAGGATACTTTCAAAGTAGTCAGACATCTCTCCATGAAGAAAACCATAAGATAATCCACCTGCCCCACAAAAGAGGTCTATCACTCTGAATTTATTTAATTCTTTCATCCGCATCCATATGCCTCAGATTAATGTTGAGCGTCTTACAGGACGCGTAATGTTAACTGGGGCTTTCTCTATCTGCCTTTTGGTGTTCATGCCTGAGGCAGACAGCCTCAGGCACCCGCAGCAATTCTACTTAACTCACGTCACCTCGCCAATATGAAATCAATCAGAAAGGTGATCCATAAAATCACTCCTTCTCTTCTTTTCCGTAGTGGAGTTGGCCAATTTTGATAAGAGGGCGTCCCTGAGATTTGCGGTGTAGATTGGTATCGCGCAGAGAATACACACAGCCACAATATTCCTGCTGATAGAATTTTTCGCGCTTGCTGATTTCAATCATACGGGACGAGCCGCCCTGCTTGCGCCAGTTATAATCCCAGTACACCATACCCGGATAATGCGCAACAGCTCGCCGCCCACACTCGTTAACCTGCTGCATATTTTTCCAGCGTGAAATGCCCAGTGAACTACTGATCACACTGAAACCATTTTCAGCAGCGTACAACGCTGTCCGCTCAAAACGCATGTCAAAACACATGGTACAACGGATCCCCCTCTCAGGCTCCCATTCCATTCCTTTGGCACGTTCAAACCAGTTGTCGGTGTCGTAATCAGCATCGATAAACGGCACGCCGTGTTGTTCAGCAAAGCGAATATTTTCATCCTTACGAATTAAATACTCTTTCTGAGGATGAATGTTCGGGTTGTAGAAAAAGATGGTGTAGTCGATTCCCGAGGCCTGAAGCGCCTCCATCACTTCACCGGAACATGGAGCACAGCAAGAGTGCAGTAGTAGTTTGTTTGCCCCGTTTGGAAGCTCCAATTTAGGCCGTTTGAAATCAGCAATAGTCATAAATATTTTTATTGGGGTCATGAAAATAGCACAGAGTGTAGCATCAGAGCAGGGCTATCGGGAATATATGTCTAAATCTGGTAATATCTGGTTTTGACGCAAAGCGGACAACCACGCTGGCTCTACCCTGCGCCATGAAAATGTCAATTCACATCTGAACTAATGCTCTTTAATCTAGTAACGTCTAAAATATCTAACATTTCCTTGATAAAATGCCAGTACACGCTGCATAGCTTCGCTCTTCCGGCACTCGCGACAGATTATATTCAGGCGCCTGTCGTAGCGGCGTATTTCGCCGTCTGGTAACGACCAGATAAGGTCCGGATCAACCACTGCAGGTTTCTTCACCTTTGCCCTTGAGAGTTTTTTGCGAGCATTTTGCCAGTCCTTACGCGCCTGTTCAGACGGGAATAACCCGTAACCAGAGTTGTATACATCGCCACTGGCAACCAGCTCTCTGGCGAGAACACTCATCAGATATCTTGTCGCACCTGTCCTGGCTTCCAGTTGCCGCAACGTCTCGCGACCGCTCAGACGTACAAGTTCAACAACCTGCCCTTTAATTTTTTCCCGCTCTTCTTGTGTAAATACTTTTGCCATAAGCGCCTCCGGCAATCACTTTTCCGATACAACACGGCGGGAAGAATCAGTAATCTGTCGAACAATATCCCGGTGCTTGTTCAGCTCCCGCAGCGCGGCGCAGACTCGCTCCCACTTCTGAACATCACTTTTCGCCCTGCGCAGCGCCAGGTTTGCCCTGCGAAGGGACGGAAAAATCAGCTCATCTGCTTGCGTTTCGGTAAACGATGGCAACGGCTGCACAATGTCCGCCACAGTTTCTGTTTTAATTTCTTCCTGTGTTGCGGCTTCCCGGACTGGTAACGCAGCACCTGCTGGCTGAGGAAAGGCCTTACCATCACTTTCCGTTACCAGCGCGGCTTTCGGCTCTGCTGGTAAATTATCGCCCGGCATGCAGTAACGAAATTTACCGTTCTGATTAACGCGTGCCAGCCGCCCCGTTGCGGTTACCACCGCCAGCGTGGAAGCAACCTTGCGAGTACTGACACCGAACTTACCCGCCAGTTCCTCACACGTTTTAGCCCCATCCTGACCGATAAACTCAATCATCATGTCTGCGGTAACTTTTTGTTCGACCTCCCCGGTCAGCATATCCTGTGCTTCAGATTTTACTGGCCGCTCTTCGGTTACCCGGGATTCACCTTCGCCAGCCAGAAACCAGGTGTGACCAGTTTTATCAACGACGCCTTTTCTTTTGAGTTCCCACAGCTCGTTGACAGCCTCTTCACGACTGATTCCAAGGCGAGCTGCCACCACATGTGAAGAGGCTTTTTTCAGTGCTTTCAGTGCGTCAGATACGGTTTCCATTAAAATTTCCTCCGGACAAAATTACTTCACAACCCTCATATTGCTGACATTTGGACGCCAGCTATCCCAGTTAAACGTCACCCATCGACCACCGTTCATGGTCATGCGGTCCATAATCCTCTCACCAAGAAGCGTACTCATTGCGGCATGATTCAGGTTTGTTAACATCCCGACACTGCACAGTGATGCTGTCCGGCGATCAATTATCTGGTGCAATACCACCTGCTCGTTTTTCGTCTCCCGCTGAACGCCTATTTCATCCAGGACCAGCAAATCAACCCCGCAAAGCTCCTGTAAAAATTTTTCCCCGGATTTGCCGTTGTCGTAGCTGTCATGCAACACGCTCATGACGTCAGACACGGTGACGATAATCACGCTGCGCCCCTTCACCATCAGCCGGTTGCCCATCGCCGCTGCAAGGTGATTTTTCCCGGTGCCGGTTTTACCGCTGAACACAAAATTCGTGCACCCGGTCATCAGTTCGTCAGCTATGGATTTGGCCTGGCTCAGCGCGTATTTTTGCCCGTCGTTCTGCACCTGATAATTTGCAAACGAGCATTTGCTGTGCAGAGGCTGGATGCCCGAACGATTCAGGATTTTTTCCACCCGCAACTGGCGATTCTGGCGGTTAATCTCCTCGCTGCGTTTTCGTCCTTCAGCAAGTTGCCATTCCCGCCACTCCTCCACCGTCCGGTACGGTGGAACCGACCCCTGTGGTGCAAGTCTGCGAATACGTTCAAGAACCCCAACTGCCGCAATGTTTTTCATGACACGTCACCCCCTGAATCCCGGCGGTATTTCAGTGTCCGGTTCAGAAATGTGATTCACGCAACGCTGCGCAGGCGAACGCCCCAGGCGGATAACCAGTTCATCCCATTTTTCCCGGAGTTTTGCCGGACTCATGATGTTTTTTACCCAGAACGAATCCCGCTGGAGACGCCCAAACATTTCACAAATTTGTCTGTGAGTTCTGCCATCCAGCATCCGCATTGTGCGAACGTCATTGGCCCATGCTGTCCAGTTGGGTTCTTTCGGTCTAGTGATCTCGCCATCATAGCTGGCCGCCTGCTCGTAAAGACTCACGATTCGTCCCCAGATCCACTGTGCGCACACCAAATCTTCCTGACTTCCCCACTGGCGTTTTTTCGCACTGAACACAACCGCGTCAGGGTGTCGGGTTAAAAAATCCTGTTCAGCCGTCTGCGGGTCCGGTTGCGAAGCGTCCGGACAAGAAGATCTTTTATCTGACGGATCAGGTTTTAATACTGACGGATCGGGGTCAATCATCGCCCCCCTAATCGGCAGTTTTTTATCAACAGTTGATCCATCAAAATTTGACGGGTCAACCGTTGAGGGGGCAATATTTGACGGGTCAACTGTTAACGGGTCATTTTTTGCCGGGCTAATTTTTCTTTTCGGTTTATATGACTCACGCGCCGCCGCCGCAGCTGCTTCGAGTTTTTCCACATTAAGCCGATAGATATTGCTTACATTACGCCCACCGACCTTACGCTCTTCCTTCGTCAGCCAGCCCTCTTTCGCCAGTTCTGCAATAGCCGATTTCACTGTGGATTCACTTCTTGCACCGATCTGACGCCGGATAGTTTCAATGGCAGGCCATGACACACCCTCGTCATTGCTGTAGTCTGCAAGACGGGCCATAACCGCCACCCTGGATAAGATCATGCCGGTGAAGGCGCACCCTTCCCAGACAAGACCATGAAGCTTGCTGCTCATAAAACCCCCGAACACCGTGCTTTTAGTGCATCACCACAGCATTCCCTGCCGGGCCGCCGCGATTCATCTGGTCATACAAAACAACCGCTGACGCAACAAAATCGTCGACATCCTTCACCAGCCGATCCCGCCGTTCGACAATCTCCCGGTAATACTCAGAGCTGTGACTGCGCATACGGGCCACCAGCAGAGGCGGCATTGCCTTTTCGATCGCCGGTAACAGAGCCTGAATTTTTTCAACAGCATCAGGGGTGTCTTTATCCAGCCAACGGAAAATTTTCTGTGTATTACGGGCCAGGGCTTCCGGATGGCTGTCGTCGTACAGTTCAGGGAACGTCATTCCCAGCTCGAAATACGCTTTGGTAATTTTCGCAGCCGGCACTTTTTCGCCGTCCGGATGCGCCCAGACATTCATCGCCATGCGGATGTGTTCATGCTTGATTTTCATGAATCAACTCCCGCCGCTGCTTGTGCGTTAGCCTGATACTCAACAGGTAAACCATCGGTTGGATTAGGGTATTTATCAGGGCGCAATTCATGCGGAGTTACTCCCCAGTCAAGCGCCTCACATGCTGGTATAACCTCCTCCGCTGGCACTCGTTTTTTAAACCACCCACTTATGGTTTGCGGTGTTTTACCAAGACGACGCCCTAATTCTGATTGGCTCATTATTGACAGGATTTTCACTTGAGTACTTTTTTGCATGTTTCCCTCCGAACTTTACGATGACACCGATAATTACAAATTTAAATTTAAATTTCAACTTCTATTTGTAATGCCACTTATCAATTTTTTCTGTAGGATCGCGGAACTAGTTTACGAGGGGTGGTGATGATCTTTGTAAAACGCCTTCAGCAGGTGTTGCAGGAATTGAATATAAACCAGTCAGAGCTGGGAAGACGTCTTGGTGTAAAACCCCAATCCGTGCAAGGTTGGTTGAAAGGCGTGATGCCAAGAATGGATAAACTGGAAAAATTAGCAGAGCTCTCACAACATCCCGTCCATTGGTTCTTTATGGAAGAAGAAACTCTCGGCGATAAAATGGCTGTATCCAGTAATGACAACCAACCGCAACTTACAGAACAACAACGAAAAATCATATCGCTTTTAGATGAGTTACCTCAAAGCGACGCAGAGCAGATCATTCGTGATATGGAGCAAAAACGCGATTTCTATAAACGGAAACTTGAAGAGTTACTGCGGCAGAAAAACAAAACTGCCTGATGCATTCCTTTTCTGGAACGAGCATCAGGCAAATGACTAGCAGATTTTATAATCCAACCAGGCTTTCCAGGGGGATACCAAATTGATTATGAAGACGGCGAATCATTGGTAACGTAAGGCTTCTGGTACCATTCAACACCTCATAAACCCGATTTTTTTTCCCAATTGCGGGTTCCAAATCTTTCACAGTCAGCCCCTGCTGTTCCATGCGAAATCTTATAGCTTCAATTGGGGATGGTGGCTCAATGGGATAATGTTTTTTTTCATATTCCTCTATTAGCAAACACATCACCTCAAAAAAATCCCCCTCAGGCGTGTCAATTTCGGGCTCATTGTCGAACATGGGTTCAACAGCACGCAACGCGGCTTCATAATCTTGCTCTGTACGAATAGGTTTGATGTTCATGCTTACTCCAGTTCGATGGTATCAGCATCAATAGTATCGTATTCCTTGTGGTTTCCGATGAATTTAACAAATACCCATCCTCGCTGATACGCAATTGCAACAATTAAACGGTAATGATTACCTTTTATGTTGAATACCACGCGCCGGTTTTTCAATATACTGGCCGTTCGGTATTGTGCCTTAATGTCTGCTGGGCTTTTCCAGTCAGCTTTTGCCGCCTCATCCACCCATGCCCTTAGCGGTTGTTCTGCATCAGGATTCTCCGCCCAAAAATCCCTGAGTGTTTTAACTGAGATAATCTTCATAACTGTATAGTAGTCCCATTTTGGGACTGATGCAACAGCTCGCAATTACAAATTTAATAATAAACATGTTGACCGGTTAAATTTTAATTTGTAAATTGTATCCATAAACCCACCCCGCCCCACAGAACGCAGGGCAATACTTCGAGTTACCCGGCAGTGGTCAGGGGTTAAGTAGCCAGCCTGAGGCGTATGAACATGACGGCGGGGATTACGTTTAACTATGCAGCAGGTTTTTTGTTCCGCTACCCCGGCGTTAAGGGGAAACAGAGGATTTCTCAGTGGGCGAAGTCAAACATCAGAATGGAAGGCATCCAGGGATCAGCAAAGAAACAGCGATGGCGCTTTATATTGATATCAGCGCCATTGCCGGACAGGTAAGAATTATCAGAGCGGTAACTAAGCGGTATGCGCCTTTACTTCAGAAAGTCTCTGGTGAGTGCACCGAAGATATTGTCAACGATTTCGTCATCAAACTGCGAGGACTCATCTTCAGTTACAAGGTGACCACAATTTTTGCAGATGGCTCCCGCGAAACTGTCAGAGCCATGCGGTTTAAAGGATGTGTCAAAGACTTCGCCGCCACATTCTGGGCAAGAAAACTTGATTGTATTCATAACCAATTTCCTCTCGAGTAACAGACCCCTCAGAGGATACCACCTCGCCTGACGTGGTTAAAAGCAGGCAACGCTAACCACAAGGAGCCGACATGCAGAAACGAGAACCCGTCATCATCGCGCCAGACTATACCGATGATGAACTTTATGAGTGGATGCACCAGAAAATTAAGGCAGCGCAGGACCTGAAATGGGCCAATGAAGCCAGGGCTAAGCAGGCTGAAAATCTGTCCGCTCTGGAGCAGGATATCACCAGGCTGGAAAAAGCAGCGGCATTAAGCATTGCCAGAATGATTACATACCCGCGTTAATAGCTAACCAACGAAGCTAAGGTTGGTAATTAAGGAGTTCTCCACGGGTGAGGTGGAGTGCGTGCGCCGGACACGGGTGAGCATCCGGCACTGACAGTTTACTGAAAGGATATTTCCNCACATTGAAGCGTTCACGCATCATGATTTCGATATCAGATGCCAGGCGATGACCACAGAACAGGTAAAGACTTCCGGCAGGTTTCAGCACCCGCCAGAACTGCGCCAGACACTGGTCCAGCCACTTCAGGTAATCATCGTCGCCCTTCCACTGGTTATCCCAGCCCTCAGGCTTCACTTTAAAGTACGGCGGGTCCGTGACTATCAGGTCAACAGAATTTTCGGGTAACGACCGGATAAATTCCAGGCAGTCGGCGTTGATTAACTCACAACTGGATATTTTTACAGTATTAGCCATAGATCAATAAGCACTTCTCTGATAGGCTCATACCGCTTTTGCGCAAAGCAGATGGGCCTGAGGTTTGCTTGTGACCACAACGCATGAGCAGATGGCTGGTGAGTGCCCCTAACACCCACCAGCCGCCCATTTACCACAAATAAAAAAGCCTTCACTGCGGAAGGCGTCTGTAACAACCGAACTGATAGTCTGCCAGACCCGCCATAACAAGTTGGGTCAGTATTAACTGACAGCGTTCGCGTGAAAGGTAAGTATTCTGCGCAATCTCCCCGACTGTCGCCGGTTCGGTGACGCTTAATTCATTAAACACCACTCTGGCGGTTTCTGTCATATCCTGCTGTTTCAGCATGTCTTTTTCCCTTTTTCGGTTAACGTGACACACCAATAACTCTTGTCGAAAAAGCCAGCAAGCTGAAAGACAGGTATTCACCGCCACCAGCACGTTTACTGTACTGGACCGATTTCAGCCATAAAAAAACCCGCTCGCGGGCGAAGTAACCACTCTTAACATACTGACATACTTTTTGCGGACCGCACTAATCATTTTTTACTTTTTTAGCAGCCAGTCGTCCATCTCCAGTCTTACCCCCAGCACAGACAAACATCCGTCAATAAACCCTTCGGCTATCTGCATCTCAATTCGTATTGCTTTTTCGCTTTTCTTTCTCGTCCTGGCTATCTGTCTTTTTGATATTCGCAACAAATAATGAGCAATGAGAAGCGAATACTCCTCAGGTTTTTTCTGCTTCAGACGAGCAAGACAGTTTTCAATGATAAGTCCGTCATCATCGCAGCAGGCCGGACGTGGTTTAGTGGCAGATGGTAAAAGTCCTTTGAATCCGGCAGCGATCGGAGAATAGTCCACCCCGGTGTTACCACTTGCAGCCCATGCCCCCCAGCGTTCAAGAACTATCTGAATATCACGCATCAACTTTCTCCACAAAATCAGGACAGCACACCAATCGCCAGCGCGCGATCGATAAAACGAAATATCAGCTCCAGTTGGGAACCATACTTCTCTTCAAATGCCACGGTATCCGCATGCAGTTCGTCATGGTGTTTTCTGCACAAAGGCAACACAAAAAGGTCATGCGCTTTTGTACCCATTCCACCCTGACCATGACCAATCAGGTGATGAGGATCGTCGGCTGGCTTACCACAACATGCACACGGCTGTGTCTTAACCCAGCGCGTGTACTTTTCATTAACCCAGCGACGACGTTTTGGGCGTAACATAAAAGACTCCGGCGACTCTGGATCCACTTTCAGCGCCAGCACCTTTTTCGCTTTATCCTGGATAATGCTGGTGGCAGGAACCGAAGGAACAAGGTCACTCTCCCGGGTGACAGACGGCACAACAGGCTTCGGTAATCTCAGTGCCTTACGGGCTGCACTTTCCGGTAAGGCATCAGCCAGGTCATTACGAGCCAGCCACCAGCACAGTTCCGGCATTGTCACAACGTGACTGTCATCAAAACCGAGATCCCGACGCACAACAGACAACACCCAGCGGGCACAGTTATCCGTTGCCATTGATTCCAGCCGTTCCGTGAACTGATCGCGCAGCTGGTTATCGCAGTGCCAGCACAGACGGATTGCGCCCGGAGCGTGTCGCATTGTGGTCATGTTCTCGCTGTGCCAGTTGGAATGAGGCCACTGACAGCCCTTTTCACGAAGTAACCAGCTTTCAAGACATTCCACGCCACCAGCACGACGGATCACTGCCTCATTGCGGAACACGGCCCGAACGGCAGGATCATCCGCCAGCGGTTGTGATGCCGCCGGAACGGCACCACTGGCAAAAGATGAATAACGTTCCGGCTCAGGCTCCAGCAGGACACGCCCCTGCATAAACAGGGGCATCAGCTCTGAACCGGGCCTGAACAATACGATCCCCATACGCGGGGCAATTTCAGGGGTCAGTAGTGCTCTCACGGTCACCTCAGCGAACGGTATTGCATGAACGCAGAAGAAAAAATTCAGCCATCACGCAGTAAACTCCTTCACCAGTATTTCAAACTGGCTTACCTGTCCTTCCAGTTCCGCCACGCAATCCACCAGCTCATCCACCGCCTTTTGTGTGCGGTGTTTTGCCTGCAGCAGATCACGAAGCGCCGGAGTAAGCTGCTTGCGGAGCGTATCTTTTTTCACGCTCGTTTTTTCCATCTGTTCAGCACAACGAAGCATCTCCTGCGCCTGCCGACGAAGTTGTTCCGGTGAAACAGTGGTTGTTCTGTTGTTCAAAATAAACGCTCCGTTTTACTACCCGACATGCGGTTATTGCTGTATCTGCGCGGATTGCCCGGCGTCATGGGAGTGGAAAGAACCCGGGCACTCTCCTGGTCCACAGGCAGAAAATGCCCGTTATGAAAACGCCGGTAAATGGTACCCAGCGTACCATTACGCTGTTTCGTGATGTTGATTTCTGCTATGCCTCTCGCCTGTGTCTCCGGGTTGTACACCTCATCCCTGTAAAGCATCAGAATGATGTCTGCATCCGCCTCTATTTCCCCTGAGTTTTTCAGGTCCGAGTTCATGGGGCGTTTATTGGGTCTGGATTCCACACCGCGGGAGAGCTGGCTCAGAGCAATCAGCGGAAAACCGCCGGATTTTGCCAGGCTTTTTAGTCCCTTTGAGATTTCCCCCACAGCAAGGTCGTGACGCCCCATGCTGCGGGTTTTAATCAGGCCGAGGTAATCGACCACCACCAGCGCCGTTTCCGGGTGTTTCATCCGGTGGTGCCTCGTAGTTGCACATATCTCATCAATGGTCAGGTTTGCCTGGTCCACCATCCAGATATTACGCCCCGTCATTCGTCCCACGCCCTGTGAGAAACGTGCCCAGTCTTCGTCTTCAAAACGGGCAACTGACTTAAGACGGGATACCGGCATTCCCCCGGCAGCAGACACCATACGTTCACCAATCTGAATGTTCGCCATCTCCATGGTGAACAGAAGCACGCCATGCCCCTGCTCAGTCACCTTGTCGATGATATCCAGCGCAAGTTCGGTTTTCCCCATCGAAGGACGAGCCGCAATGAATACCAGGTCGCCTGGCTCCATACCGCCCGTTTTTGCGTCCAGCTCATCAATACCGGTCATCAGCGCCCTGGATTTCTCCAGTCCCTGATTGCGGCATTCAACACGGTCGACCACTTCTGGAAGGACATCATCAATGTGAACCGGCTGAATGACGCCCTTTCCGGTCGACAGTGAGGCCATCATGTTCTGCGCATCCTTCAGGGCATCCTCGGCTGCTTCACAGGTATACGCATCACGTAAATTCTGTAATGCTTCAGTCAGTGTTTTTTCTGCATCGCGCAGTACGGCATTACGCCGCAACGCTGCGACATAGTGCTCCAGTGAAGACTTCACCCAGGTTTTGCGTCCGGTGTCGGTAATCACCGGGGCAAGTTCCGGCATCTCATTGCACAGCAGTACGGGGTCAATGACGCCGGATACACGGGCCTGTCTGCAAATTCCCGCGTAAATATCCCTGTACTGACGCACGAAAAAGACATCCGCCGGAAGCGTGGCCAGAATATCCATCACTTCCGGATCAGCCCCACGCAGAAAAAACGCACCGATGACAGCTCCTTCCAGGTCATCATTACGCCACGCCGGATTTGTCGGGTTTGTCATGCTGCCACACCTCTGATATGCGCGCGGTAGCTTTCCCAACCAAACACCAGGCAGTTACGCCCACCATCAGTAACGCGATCCACAATCCGTTCACCAATGGATTCCTTAAGCTGTTCAAACGTCAGGTTGCTGATCAAAATTGTCGGTAAAACGCTTTCGTAACGCGCATTTATGATTTCCTGCAGGATGGTTATCTCCGCAGGCGTACCGAACTGCACACCAACCTCATCGATGATAAGCAGATCCAGCGATGCAAAATGATTAATCACTTCATCGTCAGTGCGCTCAGAGTTGTGGCGCCAGGTATTTTTCACCGCACGGGTAAGCCGCATTACATCCGTGATTTCTATGGTTGCCTGGTGGTGGCGAATAATATTTTTTGCCATTGATACAGCCAGGTGATTTTTACCGGTACCACAATTGCCAATCATGACCATGCTGGTGCCTGCAGCGAGACATTTCTTCCAGGAAGCGGCATAGCGCTGACAGGCTTCAAGGTTTTTCTGTGCGTCAGTATTCACCGCCTGATAATTCTCAAACTCACAGTCCTGGAACCGGCGGGCAATACCGGCCTGATCGAGTAATTCACGAACCTTCAGGGCGCGTAATTCGTCATACACGCGGCCCAGCTCCTCACTGAGGCAGGACAGGCAACCGGACACCCGTTTGACAGCTTTCCCCCTTACATCCGGGCCAGTCAGCACATAGCGCGTGTATTTTCCGTGTTTCCCGCAGGACACCGTCTCAGTGCTTTGCACCCAATGCTCACAGCGCCACGGACGCTTTCCGCCACGGACAAATGCCAGCTCCTCTTCCAGGTCTGCCTTGCGGTTAAGTAACTGCGCTTTGTCGTGTTGCATGTGTTGTTTGTTCAGGAAATTAGTCATTTTCACCCTCCCCACAAAATCACCAGTTGAAGTTCGTTGAGCCGTAGTCCTGTTCACTGAATCCCGAGATCGGGAGGCTTTTGCCCCGCCCACCTCCGGGGGCTGCTGGCTGTTGCCAGGATTCCTCGAAATGACGATCGGGTCCAAAGAACGTCGACGCCTGCTTCACGAACTGGGTACCGGTATTTCCAGAGACACGCACCCAGGCGGCATACCGCTTCACGCCATCAAGCATGTTCTCCGGTTTTATTCCCTCCCTGATACGTGCTTTCCAGGCTTTGAAGGCTGCTGACTTGGAATTGCCACCAGCACGTTTGGGATATTCCTGCCATGCCTGTTCAAATTCCGGTGAATATTCCTGTCGGGCAGAACGCGCTGGTGCAGACGCGTCAGCGGATGCGCCAATAGTGTTTTTACTCTCTGTAGTACTCTCTGAAGTAATCTCTGTTGTATTCTCTGTAAGATCGAAATTGGTTTTCCCTTCACCGCGGCGAGGGGTTTCCCGTGTCCGCGGTGAAGGCTTTCCCTCCTCCGCGAAATTGGGTTTTACAGTTTCCCGAAAACGGGTTTCCCCATTTCGGGAAAACTGATTGTTTTCATTGATAATTTCATTAAGGCGCTCACAATCTATACGGTAGAACATTTTGTGCTCAAGACGCTTGTTGGTTTCAACCAAAATGCCTCTGGACACAAGATGCTTACGCGCTACAGCCTGTTGTTCAAATGTAAGTCCGGTTTCGTGTTGTATCTCTTCACGCGTTTTATGTACGCCTTCCGCTGCATGTGCTTTATCCTGCCAGTAAAAAATCTGACCAAAGAAAATAACAGCGTGCGGACTTCCCATGTATTTAACGAGCCCAGGGTAATAAGCAACCGGATGCCCAAAATCGAGCAGAAGATCAGACGGACGCATAGCCACCTCCCAGGCGTTTAAACATTTTTCCGGACTGAAACGCCACTAGTGGGTAACTGATGGTGTAGTTACGCCCCAGTAATTCACACACAACTTTCTGGCTTTCGGTGCTGACCAGGCAAACCCGCAGAACGCGACCGTCGCTGGTGGCGAACCACTGCCCCACACGGGGGCAACGGTTGTGTCGGTGATACAGAGAATTAACGAGGCGGCGAATCATGGGCGCACCTCCCATTGATTACAGCGGAAAGCTGTATGATTCAGGCTGGTTTCAGCTTCATGGAATGCCTCAATGCAGCTCTCGTAGTACCGCATTGTGCGCAGACTTAACCCAAGCTGAAGCATCATCAGGCCATCAAGAGTGATGTAATAACCACGCAGGGAGTCACCGTAGATGTGATAAGTACCCGGTATGAAATTGCGGGTAAAAAACTCGCGTGAGCAGTTCAGATACTCGATTTTGTCAACGATGTTCTGGTGCATTCGCTTAAAGTGGCAGGCAACATGCAGGGAGAAAATAACGGCCTTGCCGTTGACAACTTCAATTTTCAGGTATGGGGAAGTTGGGACAGTAGCCATGATGGCAGCCTCCGTTGACTGTGGAAAACTTCCACCACCGGAGCTGCGAAACTCACTGGTGGCAGACTGAACAGGGTTCGCAGTACCGGCGTCAACGGAGACCGGCGAGCCTTTCGGCTCCCCTGCCCAGCCCACCATAATTCTGGCGTGCGTGAGCGCGGACGATAAAAAAGACGCTGGCGCGTCATATATCGCCGTTGACAATTCCGGGCTGCGACCCCCGGCACCCGCTTTATAAGGTGCGGAGACAGTGTAACGTCCCGAAATTGCAGAATCAATATTTGGTCTTGAAATGATCATATAGCTGCTGATATCTTTAGAACTGTTCTTGGATGTTTCGGAGCCGTTTTATGCGAAACAGCTCCCCGTTATTGATGTTGAGTGAGCCGGGTTACTCCCGGCTTTTTTTCACCGCTGCCAACCAATAACCTGAAATAACCCCATTTTCGGGTGATACCAGCGAGTCCCTCGCGGTTCTGCTTCCTCCATAACCCGATAAAAAGCAGCCATAAACGGTTCCACAGCAACAATTGCGCGACGTGACAACAATCCGTCCGGCGTCATGAACTCATGGGTGTCTGTAGGAATCTGATAGGCGTTCACCAGATTGCGGCATTTATCATCTGACAAACCGGTTTTTGCTTTCAGTTGGCGATATCCGGCATAGCCCTCACGAATAGTGCCCTTTTTAATTTGCTCGACTGTTTCAGCAACGTGGCTGACTTTTTCTTCCACCTGAGTGATCCGTTTCTGCTGACGAACTGCTTCAAGAGCCATCGCGGCAACCATTTCGATTTCGCTCATTGGCTTACGGATCTGTTCTTCCAGTTCGCGCCAGCGATCTACCAGGCGAGCAGTGAATTCAGGACAGAGCTGTGCGACGACAATGATGCTGTCGCGCTTACCTCGTTCACCTTCGAATACATACGCGCTAGAAAATCGGCGAGGCCCAAGTGATTGTTTATTCTCAATTTCCACAGTCTGTGGAAATTGGATGATTCCCTTTTTAGCCAGTGTTTCAATAGTTCTCTTAACACTATCTGGTCGGCTTCCCACCAGCTCTGCGATCTCAACGCTGGTCATGGATGCTTTGCCGTTAAAAATTGCGGTGTTCATTGTTTATCTCCTGCGTGTATTCCATCCGCTCTGTGTGGTGAACTTGGATTTAGGCTTTTGCGTAACAAGTTAGGAATTCCATCTTCAGGGTGAGGATAAAGATCTGGCCTTAAGCCATGAGGCGTAACCTTCCATGCAACTACTTCACATACTCGTAAAACGAAACGAGCAGGAATTGTGCTTTTTGAAAACCACTGATTCACCGCTTGCGGCGTCACACCAAGATTTCGCGCTATGGCATTTTGCGCAATTAATGCACGAAGTTTGTCGTAATCATTTCCTTCCATAACAAAGCACCAATATTAACTTTATAAATCAAGAATACATCAAGTTTAAATTAACATGCAAGTTGCAAAAGGATCGAATACACTAAAATCAAGTAAAGATTTATCCTTGTAAAGAAACCCACAGGATTTGGTCATGAAGAACGTCAAAAACACGGAAAATCGAATAGCCGCGATGCTGAAAGCAAAAGGATGGACTCAGGCTCAACTGGCCCGCAAGTTAGGTGTGAGTGCGCAATCAGTGCAGTACTGGACAACAGGAAAAACATTTCCACGGAGTGATAAGCTCGCGCATTTATCAGAGATTAGCGGTTATCCACAATCCTGGTTCTTAGGTGAAGACTCCTCACCAACCTTTTCTTCGCAAGAGAAACACCAGACAAGAACAGATAGCGTCGTATTTAATGTCCTTGATGTTGAGTTTAGTTGCGGTGATGGAACTCATGTCCGTGGTGACTTGATAGATGTAGTGCGCTCAATAGAACTTGATCCTGAATATGCCCGACGTCTTGTTGGAAATCGGGCATTCAAAAATATAGAAATAGGTAACGCCAGAGGAGACAGTATGGCTCCCACAATCTCACCTGGCGACCTTCTTTTTCTTGATAAGACAGTAACTTATTTTGATGGCGATGGTATTTATGCATTTTGTTTTGATGGAGAATGCTACGTGAAAAGGCTTCAAAAAATTGGAAGCAAAATCATGGTGTTATCTGATAACCCCAATTATCAACCATGGAGCATCGAAAAAGAGGGGTTAGCTCTGCTTTATATCCAGTCTAAAGTGATCTCATCAGTACCATTCAACATAAACAGATTTGGTTAGTCTTTGATTTTAACGGGCTTTGCCCGTTTTTTTTCTGCCTGAAATATACGATATCAATTTTTTCTTGACAGCCTGTTTCCCAAAACATAATATCGCACCATCAATTATAACTTGATTTGATTCAATTTAAAATTGTTGGCGGATATATGAAGACACTAAAAGCAACTCCAGAAACAACTAATTTTATCAACTGCGGCTGTGTTACGCTTAAGGGCTTAGAACTTGATTCCTTTGCATTAAATATTGCAAATTTGCTAAGTGCTGTACGCACATTCCATCTTCTGGATTGTGCTCGCTCAAAGGAACTGGGCATTGAGGTAATGGAATTTATCCATGAATATGCTCTATCTGCTGCTTCTCCTGCACAACAAAAACAATCCTTCCCTGAAAGCTGGCTGGTTAACCTTCGCACCCAACGCGAAGCCTGCGGCTTAACAACCGCCGAACTCGCCAGGCTGCTCGATCTCGATGAAGAAATTATCATCCAGTGGGAGAGCGGAGAGTATGAACCAACTATCAGTATGCTTATCCCACTGGCAAATATTCTTGGCTGCGATCCGATGTGCCTGTTAACTGGTGAGGTTACTCCTCCGGAGCAACCAAAAAGTGAGGAGCAGCAACACCATGACGCATCTCAACAAGTTTGCCCCTTATCTCGCGAAGCTCTTCTGCGGAAGAACCAATACCAATGGTGACATAATCGCCGCTTCGCCCTTCAAGGTACATGCGAACATTTTTATCAATCATTGCGGAAACAGTCTCAATATGAAAACACTTCTGAGACTCGCTATATAGCAGAACATATAAGTCAGCTGAGGAAGCCATGAAAAAGTTCGAAAACATAACTGTTCTCCATGTTGATGACTTTGATTATACAAACCCGGAACTTCTCCCGGAGGTTGTAAAGGCAATAGATGTTGCCGATATAGTGATTAGAGAAAAGAGAATTGTCAAAAACAGGCTCGCATGCACTTCAGGAGCAATGACAGAAACAACCTCACAGCAAGATAATTACGAAGGCATTTGTCTGGAGCCTGATTCATTTGCGGTAAATGTTTATCATTTATTGCATGCAACACAGGTATTACATATGTCCAGTAATCACGAAACGAAAACACTCGGCAGCGAAATTCTGAGTTTTGCATGTGAGTATACAAAAGCTGCTGCCGAAAAAGAATTAGCGCAATAACAACAAATATGCCCTGAACGTTTATTGCGGTTTTATCGCCGGGGATTGTTACAACCTTAATCCACAGGAGGCTTTATTGTGACTTTTATAAAGAATATGGCATCACACAAGACCACCTGCCTTATTGCACAATACGGTGAAAATTACATGCATATTGCCTGCTTATTTCTGCGTAAAGCATACGGGAGATAATAATGCATCAGAAAACAGCAGAACACGAACAAACCAGAGTATTGCTGACCATCAAAAACGGGAAAGTAATATTCATTCGCCATGTTCATGACGATGAACTTGTAGGAACTCTTTCAACATTCCTGTTTATTGCAGAAAAGGCAGGATATGACGTTATTGCACCAGCAGATGAAGATGAAGATGAGGAATAAATATCATGCAATACGATGAATTCCAGGCTGAAGCAACAGCCAATGGTATACGAACTGGCAGTATGACGATTGATTATCACGACGCCATACGTCGTCTGGATGCCGGAGAATTCGATACTCCTAATGTGCGAGGTTTACGTATCCTTCAGTGTCTGGCGCAAGCCGACGAAGCAGGATTACTGGGTAAACTTCCGGTTGAGATGAAGGTTGCTCAGTGGCGATGGTTGTATGTGACGACATTCATCAACGAAGAAGAAGACAAGAACGGCACAATTGATATCCTGAATGAACACGGAACAACTGAACACGCCGTGGTATATAACGGGATGTATGGGTTTATGACGATATATCCCGGCCCCATTCGATTTGCCTTACAACAGTATATTGAATGGAATTTAATTCAAAAATACGGCGAAGCTGAAGGAATGGGAAGAGCGCTGTTTCTTTATCAGAAAATGCTCACTACTTCCCCTGATAAAGGTTTCATTCTTTCAGATATGGGTCGAGAAGGGCTTGAAATCCTTCTGGATGAAATTATTAACGAAATGAATACTCATGGCATGCAATCCGAAACAGATATTAAGTAAAAGGGACCACATGACCGTTATCGAGTATATCCAGGAAAATCCAGATTGCAGTAGAGAAGATATATCCCTCGCACTTGGAAGAAGCGCAACTTCTATCAGTAATGAATTATCACGGTTATTGTGGAATGGGTTAATAGTACGAACTGGAGAAAAAAACAAAATGATTCTGTACTGCGTAAACAATCTGCCGTTTGGATACAGCAATCCCCTAAGTGTTATGTTCAACCAGTTACTTAAACAGGTAAGAAATGGCAACTGACTCACAACTAACCATAGAAACGGCCCTGAATGTCGGCCTGGCGCTCCTTGGTTATTTTTACATCGTGTTCTGCAGCGGACGGTGGCTGTCGCTGTTGTTCCTGAAAAAATGGAATAAACGCCGTAAGCAGGATGAACGCCAGAAGGCAATGAATGCGTTTTCCGAAGCCTTCGGAATTGACGGCATGGAACCAGGGGATCCAGCTCGCGCAATCAGCAGAGGGGGTGTAGTAATCCTTGTATATCGGAGTGAAGAGAAAAATGACGATCACAAAACAACGAGTAGAAAAAATCATATATCGCCATGAAATGGGACTGAACAGCGATGTCACTGCCGAAGAGGTTTATGACCTGGCTGTACTGGCGCTGAATTTATCAAATATCGCAAACCTGAAGCGATACGAGCTTGATATGGATGGTTGCGACTCGTGCGGTCAGGATTGTGGCGCAGATATGACTGAAAATCCTGATGGTGATTATGTCCTGTTTGATGACGTGGTTAAGTTGTTTGAATTTGATACAACCACTCAAAAGTTAGAAATCCCGGCAAAGGAGGCTGCCAGTGAGCAAGATTGACTATCAGGCACTGCGCGAGGCGGCGGAACAGGCAACGCAAGATGAATGGGTAGCATATATTTTGCCGGGTCATAACGGCATTTATCCTGCGCGCACGTCTGAGGGTAGGCATTGCGGATACTTTATTGACTGGCCTGGCGTCTGTCAGGGGCGGGAGAGCATCAACATGAGCATCAGAACCTACGCAGTGAATTGCAATGACGCATGGCTAAACACCGAAGGTGATGACATCTCCGGCTCATACGTTAAGTACAAAGACCATCAGGAAGTGGTTGCCGCTCTTGAGGCCAAGTGCGCGGCGCTGACAGCGGAGAATGCGGGAATAAAGTCTGCAATTCCAGAATCACGGGATATTGAGGATGACAATGACAATATGGATGACGTATCTCTCGCGGAAGACTTCGGGTTCAATCATGCAATAGAACGGATGAGGAGACAGATACCTGAAACGCCAACCACTGATGCTTTCCTGGCTGAAGTCCGGGCGCAGGGGGTGGATGCTGCTATAGAAGCTGCAAAAAATCTGGTGGCCCAAGAATATGAGTATAAGGATTTCAAAGCGGCGCAGAGTGATTGCTGTATGTACCCTGGTTCAGACCTGGTAGGGAAGGTTGAAATGACTGAGTGGTTAGTTGACTTTGCTGCCCAACTTCGCAAAGGAGGCAACCAGTGAGCGAAATTAATTACCAGGCACTGCGTGAGGTGGCGGAACGTGCAATTCCAGCAATGGAACGCCTGTTAATGTTGCCAGCTGATGATGACTTGTTAAGTGAACAGGAACTTAAAGATTACGGTGTGGATATTGATGCGCTCAACGCCTTCAAATTTCTGACCGGACCAGAAACCGTGCTGGCACTGCTGGATGAACGGGAAAGAAACCTGCAATACATCAAAAGCCGCGATCAGGAGAACGAGGATATTGCGCTAACGGTAGGGAAGCTGCGCGTTGAGCTTGAAGCAGAAAAACAGCGGGCAAAAGTTCTATTTATGGAAAATGCTCGGCTTAAGTCAGGCATAGCCGGTCTAATACACCTCGGTATTCGATATGCAGATGTTGAGGTCATGAAAATTGCTGGAGATGCCCAGCTTTCTACCCCATGCACTGACAGCATCATAAACAGCATTGCAACAGGCATTCGCATCAAAGGAGAGTGATATGGCGTTAACACACCACGAACTCTGTCAGATTGCGTACAAGTTCCTTAAGCGCAACGGGTTCAAGGTTTGCTTTCATGACCGCTTTGTTGCTGTAACCAGTACCGGAGAACAGCCAGATGCTATGGGATTCAGAAATTCAGCATCATGCCTGATAGAGGCGAAGTGTTCTCGTGCTGACTTGTTGGCAGATAGAAAAAAGCGTTTCCGTAAAAATCCCTCACTTGGCATGGGCGACTGGCGATTCTTTATTAGTGAGCCGGAAATTATTTCAGTTGAGGATTTACCTCCCGGCTGGGGATTACTTCACGTTGTTAACGGAAGAGTACGGAAAGTACATGGATGGCCCAGGGGTAATTGCTGTTGGGGTAATCCTGACGATAAGCCATTTACTGGGAATAAGCAGGTTGAATGCGATTACATGTTATCTGCATTAAGGCGCATGGAGTTGAGAGGGCACCTTAATGAAATATATGACGGTGTGATTGTTAATAAGAAAGAAGGAAACGCGGCATGATCACTATTACCAAAGGGCGACTGCTGACAATCAAGCAGTGGCGCGAAACATACGGACCGGGTAGCAACGTTGTACTGCCAGCAGAAGAAGCGGAAGAACTGGCACGGATTGCACTGGCATCATTGGAAGCAGATCCAGTTAAACGAGTTAACTCAGATCAGATGCACCGAGTCTGCTTAGAAGCTAATCGCTATTTAGATAAATATGACGCGATGGCGAAAGAGGTAAATAAGTTGCTTGGACGCATCGCCCCGCCAGCGCCAGTATTTAACGGCGAATACGGTGACGCATATCAGGGCGCTCGTGAAGACCTGTCCATCTGGAAACGGCGAGCGCTTGAAGCTGATGAGCACGTTCGGCGACTGGAGCAAATCAATGACCACATGGTGAAAGAGGCGCAGGGAGAATCACGCATGGGCGAGCCTGTAATACGTGAGCCAGCACCGGTAGTGCCTGAAGAAGCAACTCCGGAAAACGTAGAAATGCTCTCTGGCTATGTTTCAACGTACAAATTAACCGATAGCGAGCGCGATATTGCTGCCGAAATATGGAACGCCTGCCGCGCCGCCATGCTTCAGTCCGGAAACTTTCGGGAAAACAAGAATTCGTCAACCAATAATTTTCGGGAAATCGCGGAAACGTCAACCAACTATCCGGCAATTCCTAGTGAGGTGTTGTCCGCAATCCTGAAGGTTGCCAGGATTCGTGCCGATTTCGATGATTTTGACGGTGACAGGCGAGGTATCGGTGATTGTCTGGATGAGGCTGAGCAAGAGCTTATCGTTACCATTAACAAATATGCCAGTCAGTTGGCAGCAGAACCTATAGCGCCTAATGACGTTCGAGAGCAGACAGCCATTCCACAAGTTCCGGTAACTCCGGATGGTTGGATAAGCTGTAGTGAGCGAATGCCGGACGACAGGCAGGAGGTGAATCAATGAGCTGGCCTGATGCAATCGTAACTCTGGGGGTGGTATTCGCAGCAGCGTTTGTTGTGTTCTCGATTTGTCGATGGGGATAACCACATGTTCGCTTTGATTCAACGCGGTCAGATATACACGGACAGAGCTGGATACCCCGTGGTGATTACTCGCATCACTGAGCACTCAGTGTTCTTTCGACGGATGGACGGACGATCCGGGCGGGTACGCATTGGTGAGTTAAACTGCCTGTTCGAACATATTGACCACCAGGAGTACCGCAAAATTCTCGCGGACACTGAGCAGGAAAAGCACCTGAAAAAATTACGAGCCATAAAAAGGAAGTAAAGAATGAATAAAGCATTTGAACGATGGGTCCACCAGCGTTACGGCAATCGCTATGACCTGACGCGAGATGTTGACGGCTTCTACTGTCGTGAAGTTGTGAAGCGAATGTTTGAAGTGTGGTGCCACTGCCGTGGATGAAAATTTTATGAGGTTGGCATGCAGACAATCATCTATCAGATAACCCCCAGCAAATGGTGTACGGAGAGAGTCCTCATTGCATCAACAGGGCTAAAGCCTGGCACCATTGAGCGGGCAAGAAGAAAGTCATGGATGCAGGGAAAAGAATACCGCCATTACGCTGTAGAAGGTGATCCGGGGCACTACAGTGAATGCCTGTACAACATCGAAGAAATTATGCGATGGATCGAAAACCAGAAACAACCAGGTGCCAAAAATGCAAGTTCCGGTTAACCTGTTAATGCTCCTGGACGTCTGGGAGGTTTAATGAGTAACGCATCATACCCGACAGGCGTTGAAAACCATGGAGGATCACTCCGTATATGGTTTCACTATAATGGCAAACGTGTCAGAGAAAACCTCGGTGTTCCTGACACAGCCAAAAACCGGAAGATCGCTGGTGAACTTCGCACTTCCGTTTGTTTTGCAATCAGAATGGGGAGTTTCGACTACGCCGCGCAGTTCCCTAATTCCCCTAACCTGAAACACTTTGGTCTGGGAAAAAGAGAGATAACCGTTAAGGCACTTTCGGAAAAATGGTTGGACCTTAAGAAAATTGAGATTTGTGCGAATGCACTTAATCGTTACCAGTCAGTAATTAAAAACATGTTGCCTATGTTGGGTGAGAAAAAACTGGTTTCATCCATAACAAAAGAGGATTTACTTTTCGCAAGGAGAGATTTGTTGACCGGTTACCAAAAGCTTTCTAATGGAAAGATTTCTTCCATAAAAGGGCGCTCAGTGGTCACAGTAAACTACTATATGACAACCATAGCTGGAATGTTTCAATTTGCAACAGATAATGGTTATACCTCAGGAAACCCATTTAACGGTCTGGCACCCTTAAAAAAGTCCAAGGTAAAACCAGATCCTCTCACCCGTGACGAATTTATTCGTTTTATTGAGGCTTGCCGTCATCAACAAACAAAAAACCTGTGGATTCTCGCTGTATACACGGGTATTCGTCACGGGGAGCTGGTATCGCTGGCATGGGAAGATATAGATCTTAAAGCAAGGACTATAACCATCCGTAGGAATTATACAAAACTTGGCGAATTCACTCCACCAAAAACCGATGCTGGCACCGGAAGGACAATTCATCTGGTTCAACCAGCTATTGATGCTCTTAAAAGTCAGGCGGAAATGACCATGCTTGGAAAGCAACATTCTGTAGAGGTAAAGCAGAGGGAATATGGGAGAAGTACTGTGCATAAATGCACTTTTGTTTTTAGTCCTCAGGTAATAAAACAGCGGCAGTTTTCCGGACCGCACTATAAGGTTGACTCCATCAGGGAGTCATGGACAAGTATCTTAAAACGCGCAGGTCTGAGACACAGAAAATCGTACCAATCCAGGCATACTTATGCATGCTGGTCACTTGCCGCTGGAGCTAATCCTAGTTTTATCGCAAGCCAGATGGGCCACACAAACGCACAAATGGTATTCAATGTTTACGGAGCATGGATGAAAGACAACAATCACGAACAGATAGAACTCCTTAACAAAAGACTATCTGAAAGTGTCCCATGTATGCCCCATAAGAAAGCTGGGTAAAATAAAAACTTGCAAAATCAATTAGTTTACCCTTAATCCCTGTCACGTTACGCGCGTGGCAGAGGCGTTACGGA